ACCACCTAACTCATCAAAGTTATATAAAGGCCTACGCTCATCTTCGGTAAGTGAAGGCATTCCGTACATTTCCTTCATTAGCTTTACATCGGGCTGTAGTTCTGAATAAACCGTCGTATTAAAGTCAATGACGTATTTAACTCCATCCGATTTGTCATAAGCCGGGCATAACCAGTTCATTAGGTTTTGTTCTAAGTTATTCAGGTAAGGAATAACAATATCAACTATCAAGGCTTTACGTGCCATTTCTTGATTAGAATAAGTGCCAGTACCGCGACCCAGTAATATCGGATCTAATCCCCAAAGTGCGCAAAGGGTCGTAACGTCATCGTTCATTGATTCAATGATCTGCAAGGCCTGAGGACTTAACCCTAATTGCGTCGCTTGTAACGGCATAGCAGATACAACGGTTTTACCTCTGTTTGCTGAGCCGTTTACTTTTGATGCTATTGCATCTTCGGTAGCCGTTACTTGAGTAGGGTTTAACCAATATTTACTATCAGGATGGTTTGGGCTAACTATTGTTTCCGCGCCTCTGTTTTCAAGTAGCTTAACAGATGAGTAAACACCAACATCGTTTTTCTTTAGGTAACGTAAACCAGCCATCAACGGACTTTGGCCTCTAAGCTGATTGCCGTTTAAATCCCAGTATGGATTCCACATTTTCATGTGCAGCACATCTTTGAAAGGTATCTCAATAGTTTGGTTGCCTAATAAGATTTTGTAGCCTTTGACCGGGTTATCTATATCTCCAGTCACTAAGGTAACCAAATGTGATGGCATCGCATACAAGGCAGTATATTTGCCGTAGTTCTTTGAATCTTCACCGGGGCCTACTCCGTAAATAAACACCTCTCCGCATGTATCATAAAAACCAGCGCAAGATTCAGCAAATTCAGTCCATGTTTGGTTAGGGTTTGGATTTGCTAATAGTTTCGCTAAATCCGATTGATCGGCAAACTCTAAAGCCTTAGACCGCATCATGACAGCTTGGCTATGCTTTTGAGCATCGCCTGAATATTTATATTCTTTGTACTTAAATTTAGCTGTACGGTTTTTTTCCGTATAAACCAATGGAGGCGCTATTTTCTTTTTATCGCCTAACTTTCGAATGATGGAATAAACAGTAGCGTTCTGTCTGTAACCCTGATTGACAAATATTTGTGATTGCTGGTTATTATACCAAACAATATCTTGATTGTTTAGGTATTGGAAAACCATCTCATTCAAGAGGTTTTTACTTTCGGGTTCAGCTTTGCTCTGCATTAGCTGTTTAAGTCCTTCAAACATGGGCGTACTTTTTGTTAATAACAAAGATAGCGATTGAAACAAGGATATAAGCAGAACGCCCGATAACACCCCAATTCAAACAATTAAACGTACCAATGATAAATGCCATGAGCGCATAAACCGCGACCAATATAACAAAAAATTCAATAGCATTATCTTTCATATATGCAAATATAATTATTTAATTGAAAATACAAATCTTACACCTACCTCAAAAAACATACGCATCATAATCATGTCGGAAAAATCTGGGCTTCGACCTATCAATTCTTTTACTTTGTCTTTTGGTAAAATTTGTTTCTTTGCATCCTTATCCATGTTGTGCTGTTTCACTTGCTCTAGTTCTTGAACTATCTGATCTCTATATTCTGTTTCTGCAATGTAGATTTTAGATTGATTAATTAATTCAGATAACTTGTAATAACATTGCGATTTTAGATTATTGTAATTTTCAGTATCATTTGTCTTTTGGTTTTCTAATGGACTTGAATTATTTACAAATCCGTTACAACCAGTCAATATATCGGTTACGCCCCCACCAACTCCATCATCATCAATGACTACATTGCTAATCGGTATCTGGTTTTTATGACATAGCTTTTTTATTAAGTCAGCAGCTTCCGTAACTTTGTTTTTATCTAAAGTAAGAATTTCAATTAATCGGTATCCATCCCATATTCCAATAACTGTTTTATCTCTGCCAAAACGTGCAATATCAGCCGTTAAGTATTTTTGGCCAGTTTCAGCAAAATCATTGGTAAAACAATCGTAAATCTTATTTATTGGTATTAATGAAGCTGGATCACCATCGTATTCCCAATTGCCATATAAAAGCCTTTCAATACTGTTTTTGTCAAGTGTTAAAAGGTTTTCTTTGTAATGCTCTGAAATGAAAGGATTATCTGATAATAACGCTTGAATAAACTTTTTATTCGGATCAAGAGTTCCAAGTGTATGAGGTTTGTAAAAGTCTGAATAAACCCAGTTCTTTGCTGGATTGCACGTCCCAAGTATTTTAGGTATTAATCCGTATTCATCTAACCGGTAACGAATACGGCTTTTAGTAATGTCCTTAGCTTTCTTGCTTACCTGATTGCACTCATCAATAAAAGCGTCTGTAATCTCAAGCGATCCGAGTTCATCAAAGTTAGGATCAGATGGGTAAGTGTATAAATCTTTTAGTAATATTTCGCTTTCAGTTGATGGGAAGCTAATAATGTTTCTTTGAGCATTATAGACAAAATGATAGTTCGATTTTAACCCTTGCTCTTTAGCTACAAAGAAAAAACTATTTAATGTAGTGTCTTTTAATGTCTTTAGAATTGCCCTGCCAATTAAACCACGAGTGCCGGGATATTTTAAACGGTTTTTAATTTGCCAGTAACATCCTAAAACAGATTTTGCGCCACCTGCACCACCACCGAATATTAATTCATTGGTTTGCTTATCCTCGAGTACATCAAGTGCTTTAGTCTGTTTTTTCGTTAGTATCATAAGTCTTGACCTCGTTCCATACTACCCCCAACTGACCTGAATGTTCAACCTCGGCCTTTGGTGCGCCATAAGCGGAATCCATAACGGCTTTATATGACTTATCATCACCCGACATTGCACCCTCGGCCATAACAATAGTCATAATTTCCTCTACGGTCATGTTATCGGCTATCTCAGGGAACTGCGCTTTGAGTGCTTGCATCCTTTCTGCTGGCAAGATTGAACGCATTTCAAGTATCTTTCTGGCTATTGTAGAGCGGTTTTTTGAACCAATAGCACGACCATCTGGATTGCCAGATTGACCAGGTTGAAAACCTTTACCGATTAAATTCTCTGGATTAGGCATTTTCGTTGTTTTTTCGTTGCTAAAACCAAAGTTAAACATTATTAATCAACTTTTCCAAACGCTTTAATTTTAAGGTCTGCCATGTTTCCCAATCAGGATGTATTAGTTTTGCCTGATCTAACAATATTTGAACATCTGCGATCTCCTCATCTACGTTAGTATGCCTGTTATGTCTAGCTTTGATTATGGCTTGAGTCAATTCTGACATTTCCTCAATTAGTTTATCAAGTTGGTGGTCTGGTCCGAAGTGGGTGATGGCTTTATTGTAAATATTCATCTTTTCTGATTTTAGTGTAATCGTTATTGAATGTTATGTTGTGGTGAGTGTCGGCGTATTGTTTGGCGCAGGATGTAAATGTTATGCGCCTTGATTCTGCAAGTCGGTTAATATCCAATATTTCACCCGGTTGTAAACCATCCAGCATACGAAAGGCTTTTACTAAATCTTCGTCTTTATTCATCATATAATTCCAGTATAACAGTATAACACCAGTATAACAAGCCTTTGTTATAGTGTAAGTTGCTGACTGTCAACAAGTTAAAGCCCACTATAACAGTATAACACGATTTTCACGTTTTTATAAATTTATTCCTGTATAACAAATTTATATATAATAATAATAGGTTATTTTTATTATCTACTGTTTTTGTTAGAGTTGTTATACTACTTTTACAAATACGTGATTTTCCTGTTATACTGTTATACTGCTCAAAAAATTGGGTTTTTAGTATCATAAAGCTGGTTTTTAGTATAACAACCTCTTTGTTATAGAGGTGTTATAGTGTTATAGTTCGGATTTTCGTAAGTGTTTGATAATCAGAAGATTTTCTCATAATTAGCATTTTTCTGTTCGCCTGATTTTAAAAGTAGTTGATCTTTCTTATCACTCCATCGACCTACCACAACCCTAACATATTCGGGTTTAAAGTTCAGATTTTTTGCAATTTCAATAGCAGTTTTCATTGAAAAGTTAGCCGGAAGTGACATATAAAAGTCGGCAAGGTTGCCAGATATTTTGTCAAGTGGTGTCAATGGTGCTAAAATTTTCATTGATTTGTGCATATTACCCAAGAAGTATTCAGTCAGTCTTATGGCACGTTCCATAGCTTGATTTGATACCTGATTGCTGATATTTCTTCCATCATACATCACTTGAATGATAAGCGAAAAACGTAGGCAATAGTCCTGATATTTTGCAATAACTCCCTTAATATTGTCATCTGGCGCAAAGTTGTATTTCTTATTTTTATTATTAAACCACTCAGCATAAAGGGCGTTTGCATCCTCAGATAATGTATAAAATCTCTGATTTTCTCTAAGCGATAAAAGGCATAAAAACAAATCCTGCATTTCATATTTTATAACTGATGGTATTTCATACTTTGCCCAGTCTTTCTTTTTGTCTGGTTCTGGATAGCAGAATAAAAACCTATGATAAAATCCGTTATGCTCGTTTTCCTTATTGCTTAATGAATCCAATACACCCGGCTGAATACCTCCAACTATTGAACAGAAAGGATTTTCAACTTTGTTTTCTTCGCGTGATATACGTTGTAACAATACTGGAGAACCTGACCATAATTCTAACCATTTTTGAACCTCATCATTATCACCGTACCTGTTCATTCGCTTTAGGAAACCAGATAACTCATCAGCTAATATGCAGCATCCATCAGGATTATAAGATAGAATTTTAACTACCATTTCAATAGTACTATCCTTAATAAGAATTTGCTTCATTGCTGGAGGTGTCGGCTCATCTATACCCTCACCTTTTTTTTGGTTCTTGTATTCACCAAGTTTTGATTTATAGATTTCCTTTTCAGCTAAATAGTCTTTATACAATTTTGCATCGTATGACTCAAGATAACTAAACATTGTTTTTAAGGATGGACTCTTTGAAGCACCTGGAGGCGCAACCATTGCAATATAAAGTATAGGTTTGACTGTATAGCCATCATTTGCTATAAGTGTCGCTGAATTGCCTATAATGCTTGATACTGCGCCAAGTGCCGCAGCCGCTAAGTAATCATGTTGAATATGACTGTAATTTATAAAGTCAAGTATAGCATCAGGAAATATATCATAAGGAAACTTTAACCGATCAACTGCAATTAAAGGCTGATTGGTAACTGGCTCTTGTTCGATAATTTCAATATTTGCACTATCACAAATAATCTGAATCTTATCTACTGTCGAAGTCCAGTCTTTATCTTGATCGTAATATACTAACCTTGATGGGCTTAAATTCCAGCTATGGTCATCTTTATCAGAACGAGTACCCCAATGAGGAAAACCCGGCAAAGATGAGGTAAAAAGCTGAACATTCTTTGTATTAAAATAAACCTTTGCTGATAGTTTAGCCTTAGAACCTTTTCGTAAATAGGCAATAAATTTGTCCTTTTTGTTGTACTTATAATCCCGGTTTACAAATAATCCAATCTCATTTAATACTAAATCAAACGCTTCCTCTGTAATATTGCGGTCAAACTGTAAGCATAGATTTTCGTATTCACGTGGATACTCAATAATAATATTTGAGCGTTCCCCAGCCACCGGAATGTACTTATCAAATGACTGAGCGCATGACATAAGAGTATCAAACTCATCATCTGTCAATTCATCTAAATCTGTAAACTCATTATGAAACATATTGTAACCCGGTGTCGGATCGCAATACGAAAGTGTGCCACCTGTGTATAAGGCAATAACCTCTTCCCCTTTTATTTCTCTAGCTAATGATACCTTGCTTTTTAATTTGGAATATTTAATATAAACGTGATACCCAGCGTTTCGTGTTTTTTCAATACATATTTTACTAAATATTCCATCATCCTGAGATTGTACGGCTTTCATCCAAATATCAAAAACAGACTTATCCTCTGTATTTTTTAGATCAAAGTCAATACATCCAAAAGGCGGAAATAGTTTTAAGGCTATCCCATTTGATGCCGAAACATCTTTAATAAAATTTGAGAAAGTACCCTCAGTATAATTTTCGGCTGTTACCTTGCCATGTTCAATACAATGC